CCCGAGGTGCAGGCTAGCTATCAACGACTCCTCAACTCCAAGAGCCGCAAGCTCAAGAAGCACGCCACCCATGACCAGCGGGAGCACGGCAACTGGGCGAGGAACCGTCGCATCTTCCGACACATCATGGAAAACGAGGGAGCGACCTTCGACATCCGCACCCGAGAGTTCAAGAAAGAGGGCTTCGCAGTCGCTGACCCGGCCCAGGCTTACGAGGCTGAGCAGAAGCACAGCTCGGCGGTGTTCGCTGAGGAAGGCCAGAAGCTCATCGGTGAGTTCATCAAGAAGTGGAAGGATGAGCTGGCGGAGCCGAACAAGTATGTCGGCGCCTGGCTGGACGGCGGCAACTACTACCTCGACGTAGCCACCGTGGTGATGGACCGGGACCAAGCCATCGACATGGGCCAGCAAACCGACCAGATTGCGATCTGGGATTTGGGAGCTGAAGAGGCGATTCGACTCCGCAAGGTTGGCAGCCGAGTGCTGCTCGTGCCGGGTAACGCCTTGAATGAAGAGACCATTGAGCTAATGTTCAATGAGTTGATGAGGATGAATGATGCGTAACGCTCGGTACGTCGGAAAGTTTGTGAAGGCTCGGTCGAAGCCAGGCCACGGTGCGCCCCGCTCGGTCGAGGGCATGTGTGAGTTGGTCAAGGGCGAGGCCGTCGTTGACGGCTACCCCGTACTAGAGGGCACGATCCGGCCGACCATCAACGTGGCTGAGTTGGCCAAGAAGAAGGAACCGATCAAGGACCCGAAGGGTGGCCTCACCGCTGCGGGCCGTCGCCACTTCAAGGAGAAAGAAGGGGCGAACCTCAAGCCGGGAGTCAAAGGCCCTGCCGACACTCCCGAAAAGATGCGGCGCAAAGGTTCGTTCCTGACTCGATTCTTCACGAATCCTTCGGGGCCGATGCAGGATGACAAGGGCGAGCCGACTCGCCTGGCCCTGTCGGCGGCAGCTTGGGGCGAGCCAGTCCCCAAGAATCGTACCGACGCTGCGAAGCTGGCGGCCAAGGGCCGTCGCCTTCTTGAGCGCTACGAGAAAACCAAGAAAAAGTAGCCGCCCCACAAAACTTTCAGAAAAGTTCCTGGCGGCTCTTGTCGGTGAGCAACGGGCACGAATAATCTTCGACCCATGACTGTGGTTGGCAATCGCCTGTCCGATATGGAGTTCGATGAAGTCAGCCTCGTCAATCGACCTGCCAACCAGTTGAGCAAGGTTGTCCTATTCAAGAGTGACGAGGAGCCAAAGATGCCCGGCCACAAGCGCAAGATGATGGACGAGGACGAGGAAGTTTCCAAGCCCGGCCATTACGGCAAGATGAAGATGATGGACGAGGAAGAAGACGAAGAAAAAGTCTCGAAGCCTGGTCACAAGATGAAGGACGAGGTTTCCAAGCCCGGCCACAAGATGAAGGACGACGAGGACGAGGAAAGCATGAAGGAGCGGATGGCTCGCCTCCGTGCCATGCAGAAGTCCGACGAGGCTATCGACCTCCCCGGTGAAGTTTACGACTACATCGAGGCCCTTGAGTCCGCTAACGCCGAAATGGTTGACGAGCTGAGCAAGATGGCTGAGTTCGTTGAGGGCGAAGAGGAAATCCTCAAGAGCGCTGATCCGGCGATCGTCGAAATCGTCAAGGCCGCTGAAGAGCGTGCCGAGGCCGCCGAGCAAATTGCGAAGGCCGAGCGTGACTTCCGCCTTGAGCGTGAGTTCATCGCTAAGGCTGCGGAGTTTGACCGCCTGCCGGTTGATGCTGCCGAGTTTGGTCCGGTGCTGAAGGCTGCGGCCGAGGTGCTGACCGAAGAGCAGTTCGATGCGATCACCAGCGTCCTGGCTGCGGCGAATGAGTCCGTGGCTCAAGGCAACCTGTTCACCGAGGTGGGCAAGGCGACCAGCTTTGCCAACGACTCCTCGATGAGCCAGATCGAAAAGGCTGCGGCTCGCCTCCGTGAAGGTAGCGAGATGACCCGTGCCGAGTCGATCGCAAAGGCCGTCGAGGCCGACCCGTCCCTCTACACCGAATACCTGCGAGGTAACTGATATGGCATACCAGTCAGCACAGCCGGTCAAGATCACGCTGGAGGCGGCCGCCGACTTGTCGGCCAAGCAGTTCTACGCGGTCAAGGTCGATGCTAACGGAAAGGCGGCCGTGTGTGCCGCCGTTACGGATGTCCCTGTGGGCATCCTTCAGAACAAGCCGACCTCTGGTCAGGCTGCAACCATCGTTTCGGTGGGCGTCTCGAAGATTGACTCGAACGCTGCACTCGATGAGGGCAACCTCATCGGCACCGCCGCTGACGGTCAGCTTGCTGCCTACACCCCCGGCTCCGACACCACCAAGTACGTCATCGGCCAGATGCTGACGGCGACCGGTGGTGCAGGCGTCATCGGTACGGCCCTTATCAACTGCGCCAACCCGCATCGAGCGGCCTGATCCGAGGAGTAAAGAAAAATGCCTCAGCCTTCATCCAGTGATGTTCATGTCGATGCAATTTTGTCGCAGATCAGCATCGCTTTCATTCAGCAGCAGGATGCGTACATCAGCTCCCGTGTGTTCCCCACGATTTCGGTGAACAAGCAGAGCGATAAGTATTTCATCTACACCAAGGGCGATTGGTTCCGTGACGAGGCGCAGCTTCGTGCCCCGGCCACGCCGTCGGCCGGTTCCGGCTATGGCCTCACCACGGCGACCTACAACGCCGACGTGTACGCCATGCACAAGGACGTGGACGATCAGACCCGTGCCAACGCCGATGACCCGCTGAACCCCGATAGGGACGCCGTGCAGTTCGTCACTCAAAGAATGCTTATGCGTCAAGAGGTCGATTGGTCCTCGTCGTTCTTCACGACCGGTGTTTGGACGACCGATGTTGTCGGTGGTACCAACTTCACCCAGTGGAGCAACTACACCTCCAGCGACCCGATCGAGGACGTTGAGACTGGCAAGGCCACGATCCTCAACTCGACCGGCTTCCTGCCGAACACCTTGGTGCTGAGCTACGACGCCATGCGTCAGCTCCGCAACCACCCTGACATTGTTGACCGGATCAAGTACACCAGCGCCAACACCCCGACCGAGGCGACTCTTGCTTCGCTCTTCGGTGTTGACCGAGTGATGACCGCTCGTGCGATCAGGAACTCGGGCGCCGAGGGTGCTGCGGATTCGTTCGCCGCAGTCCACGGCAAGAACGCTGCCCTGTACTACGTCGCCCCTAACCCCGGCATCCTTACTCCCTCGGCGGGCTACCAGTTCGCTTGGGACGGTGTGTCGGATGGCCAGGGAACCACGGTCGGTATCTCCCGCTTCCGTATGAACGAGCTTCGCTCGGATCGTATCGAGGCTCAGATGGCCTGGGACTACAAGGTTGTTTCTGCGGACCTGGGTTACTTCTTCTCGGCTTGCGTCGCCTGATCTAGTTAGGAGCTAGTGCTATGCCAAACAAGGCAACAAACGGACAGCTTCTCGCAGGTGACATCATTGTCGAGGATGCCAATGCCACGAGTGGTGCTCCCGTCGTTCGTACTGCACGAGTGACGATGACCGCTGCGACTGGTGCTGGTGGCGCCCTCGCCTGGCAGAACCCGACTGGTGGTCGGATTATCGTGACCTCGCTGGTTATCGACATCACGACTGCCTCTGGTAGCACGACGACGATCGACGCTGGTGTGGCCGCTGATGGCACCACCTCCGCCGACACCCTGATCGACGGGAAGACCACCGCTGCGGCGGCAGTCATCTCTTCGATCAACGACGGGGGCACGAACGGCAAGGCCGCTCAAGCACTTACCTCGTCGCAGTTCGTCACCGGTTCGATCACCGGCACCATCGGCTCGTTTGCCGGTGTGGCGTACATCAGCTACGTCCCGGCGTAAGCAACAGTCCAAGCTAAAACCAAAGGCAACTAAGGAAGTGTCCCAGTGACCGTTGACCCTTTGATCGAGTACGTCACCCCTGATACCAAGTGGTACGTCATCCTCCGCCCGTTCAACGGCGAGGGCGACTACCGCTTCGTCAGGGGTGAGGTCGTTGATACGACAGGTTGGCGTCGTATCGACTCGCTCGTGTCCAATCGCTACATCCAGGCGCTCCCCTCGGGGGCGTCAGTTCCAGAGCCTGACGCCGAGGGGCGTCGGATTGTGGCAGTGGCGAGTGACGACACCTCGATCCCCGAAAAGAAGAAGCCAGCCAAGAAGGCGACAAAGAAGCAGGCTGCTAGTTCGTAGCTCTATCCCTGCTTCGACCCCACAACTAATCTTTGGGCAGGAGCAAGGTTATGGCTTGGAGCTACAGCGGTGATCCAGCGAACTCGACGAACGACTCGATTCGCTTTTTGATTGGTGACACGGATACGAACGATCGCCTAATCACTGACGAAGAGATCGCCTACATCGTCACGCAGCAAGGCTCGGTGAACCGGTCAGCGTCGGAGTGCTGCCGTGCCATCGCTGCCAAGTTTGCCCGCAACATGAGCCGTTCGATCGGTGGGCTTCAGGCTGACTTTGCGGCGAAGCATCGCCAGTACCTCCAGTTGGCCGACAACCTGCTGGCCAAGGAAGAAACCGCTCCAGTCTCGCCGTACCTCTCTGGCTACAAGAAGGACGAGAAGCAGGCCCGTGAGGATGACACCAACCGGGAGATGATCTACGTCCGCAAGGGGTTCCAAGACAACAAGCGGGCTGCCACCGTGGATGAGTCGTACAACAGGATTTACTAATGGCTATCGACCAGCAGCTCGTTGACTTCTTCCCTCACACGGTCACGATCACGCCGAAGAGTTCAGTAAACAACTACGGCGAGGATGTCCACGGCGGGACGGCTCGAACGGTGGCGGCCTACGTCGAGCCGAGGTTCCAGTTGAACGGCACCAATCAGGTTGATGAGTTGACTCAGCCGGTGCGGGCGTACATCAACGACACGACCCTCGACTATGAGGACTTGATTACCCTCGCTGACGGGACCACCCCCGATGTCGTTTCAGTTGAGCGGCATGACGAGGTGGCTGGCCTCGAACACTCGGTGGTGACGTTCGCATGATGAAGGTCAAGATGAACCAAAACTTTCCCGAGGCGACCGAGGCCACGATCTCCGACTTGAAGATGGCCTTGAACGCATCGGCCGAGGTTGTGATGACGACCTCGAAGCAAAATTTCGTGCCGGTGCAAACCGGGCTTTTGCAGGGCAGTGGTTTTGTCGAGCCAGCAGAGCAACAAGGCGACTTGGTGGTCGTCACCCTCGGCTATGGCGGTGCTGCCCGTGAGTACGCCGTGGCAGTTCACGAGGCTCCGCCCGAGTGGGGCCAGGGCAAAAACAAGTACCTCTCGCAGCCGCTCTACATGCTGGCCAGCGAGATTCCCCGGTTCATGTCGAAGCTCATGGCGGCAGCAGTTCAGCGCCGGAGAGGTGCGGCATGACCACGCAGCTTTTGACCGACGTGGGGGCCTACCTCAACTCCGTGTACGCCGCCAGCTACTCGGGAAAGTTTGCGCTGGGTACCAATCTTTTCCTGTCGCTGCTGCCTGAGTCCCCCGACACTTGCATGGCCGTTTACGAAAACGCTGGCGTTGCGCCTGTTTTCACGTTCGGCACCACGACCATCACTCGGCCTGAGTTGCAGGTCATCATTCGCAATTCGAGCTATGAGACGGGGCGCACCGAGGCGCAGGAGTTGTTCGAGATTTTTGTGGACCTGGCCGAGACCACGGTCAACAACAAGGTGTACCACCGCATCGAGCCGATCTCGATGCCCGCCCTCACCAACCGTGATGACAACGGGCGAGCTTTGTTTTCGATGAACTTTGCGGTGGCAAGGCCACTCTGATGGATGCCTACGGCGAGGGCACCCAGGTTGACGAGAACCCTCGGTGTTGGCGGTGCAACAAGTTGCTCGCTGAGTCCCTGACGAGGCCGTGGACGATCACTTGCTCAAGATGCAAGGCGAAAAACCAGCGTGGCTCTTGAGGCCAACCGGCATCAGTCGTAATCTTTGGACAAATCTTTCGTGTCCTCGTGGCTTTACTTCTGGTGACCGTGCCCCTAAGTGGCCTGCCTTGGGTGAATCCGCTTTTGTCGTGCCCAAGGAGCGCCACCAATGCCTTCATTTCGAGTTCTGACCGGAGTCTATTACAAAGGCAAGGC